GTTCCTATTTTAGTCTTTATCTGAAAGATGTCTAAATAAATAGGATCATACCGTGTGGTAAAGTAATACATATAGTTATCTAATGTATCGTCTTCTGTACTTGTAATGGTCTCGTTAAGATATATCTGCACTTCATTGTTCTTTAACAACAGCCCTGCAGATCCACCGTAGTTAAGATTTACATATAAATACTTACCAGAAACGTCAACCGAGAATTCCATTTCGCCCATTGCGGGAAAAGTATGGGAAGTTGCTTCTTCCCACATATTGTTCCATATGTTATCAACAGAAACACCAACTACTCTTATACTGTCGCTACCAACAGAAGCTTCGTCTATATCTTTAGAGAATCTAAATATTACCGTATTAGTATCTAGGGGTTGGTTCCCCGCACCATGTGCCGGAGTAGCAGAGACAACATAAAACTCACTAGAAGTTGAATCGGACACATCGAGGGAAACGGAAGACAGTATCTCTGTCTTAGTCAGTTGTGTAGCTTCTTCTGTAGGGCGATCTGCTTCAACTATACCTGTAGTAAAACTCCAGGCATAAATATTTTCTATTGACTCACCTGGCTTTACAACAAACGAGAAACTATCTCCTGTTCCATACGTTCCCTTTTCAAACTTAATTCGTATACCTAGTTCATTAACATCATTGGTTTCCACAAGTCGAAAATAAGAACGAGAAGCAGTAAGACTTTCTGAAGTATATCCATCACTAGCTCTTGACCAGCGATAGAGTGCTGTGTCTCGTTTCCCAGCACCTGTAATAGTGATAGTATAAACATCTTCTACAGTGCCAAGGTATGGTCCACTAGTTGTTATCTCACCGGTCCCTGTACCAACTTTAACAACTTCAAAAATTGTTCTACTAGTTACACTACTCCCTACTAACACAGTATATCCTCTAGACGGTTCTAAGTCTTGAGAAGGTGTAAAGATAGCTTTGGTGCGGAATAGGTCCCCGGCCCCCGCAGTATCTTCTTCACCTGTATAGATATCAGTATCGTCAGGATTAATCTTCTGAAAAGTTATTTCTCCAGTAACAACACCTCTAAATCCAGATGTCTGTAAAACATTTGGATCTAAATAGTCTTCATAGTCTATAGCAGCAGGACCCGAACGTAAAACTCTATAAGCTGTTGTTGTTAAAAAGAAATTACCGTCAAGAGAAACACTATCTTCATCTATCTCTTGATCGAAAAGAATTTCTACATTCTCTCTAAGTAAAACTCCAGTTGCACCGTCTGCTGGAAGAGCACTAACAATAGTTGGAGCAGCCATTTATTACCTCGCTACCTCAAGCTTGTCATCGACAACAACCGATTCTTCTAAAACTTTCTCTCCGGTTTCTAGCACAACTTCTGTTTGTTTTTTCTCTGTGTTCTTTATCATATAATAATAGCCAACTTGTGCAGGAATACCTTTCAAATGCTTGTAAGCTGTAGAATTTATCTTTTTTCGATAGTCGTCAAGAAATAATAGAAGTGTCTTTCTATTTTTGCCTTCTATTTCAAGTTTTTTAAGTATATCTAAAAGACTAGCAATATAGATATTATTCTTGGTTTTTACAAGCTTTAAAAGATTTTCTACCGGAATTGAAAGTATTGCTTTTTTAATGTCACCGACGAGTCTGTTCATTCTCAAAATATTTGATGCAGCTAGATAAAGATCTTTTTCCTGTGGAACACAATTGATTCTAATCGCTTGATCTTTATCTTCTTCACACAAAACTATTGCACCATTTCTGAGCCCTCTTTTAATACTAACAACCACCGACTCAGGATACGCACTGAGATCAACTTCAATAGGGCCAGGCTTACTTCTAGTGAGCCACAATTCATTAAAGAATTTTCCGTCATTCGTTTTGTCGACACCCCAAAAGTTTCTATTTTTGTTTAGTATAATTCGCATAAATTCTTCTCCAGGTTGTGTGTGTAGTATCTAGTACATTATACCATAAAAGAAAAAAGAAAAGGGGTCCTAAAAGGACCCCTGTATTGTTTATTAGTTATACACTACATTCCCAATTAGGAACCCGAAGTGTATGGGCTAACAAAGTGATCGAAGTCTAGCTGGTCTTCAGTTACTGTCAAAGACGGAGTAACATAAGGCATAGCCTGATTTCCAGGATTGACTTGGATACTCTTTGCGATAGCAACACCTTGACCTTCGTTTGCAATCTGTAGACTGTAACGTTCATCCATAGCAATTGTGTAGATATCAGTATTAGGATCTGTCCAGTCTTTCACCTGCAGATCGTGGTCGACGACCATATAACCTAGCTCTTGGCTGTCGAAAACATAAAGGTCGGTACGGTTAGTAGTTTCATCGAACGGAACGAACGGAGAAACAACAATACGTAGCGGATGACCCCAGTAGTTTGGAAAAACAGGAGCTGCAGTTGTGGGCGGGAACTGCCAAACAGGAGTAGGAGTTCCACCAGGAGTTACAGAAGGAGTACTAAACTGCCCCTTGCCGAGTCCAAGACCATTCATATTCGGCCAGTCGTTAGCAGCCTGTGCATTACCAGTGAAGCTACCAAAATAGGTCCCGCCGTTACCTTCTACGAACATATACCGGAGGACTGGATCCTTGCGGAACATCATCCAAGTAAGAGTATTCATTAGAATAGTGTTCGGCATGAAACCATTCTTCATGACCTGTACAAATAGATCTGCCAGGTCGTCTGCAGTAAACGAACCGTTAAGATCGTATTTCATATCTTTCCCGGTTGTAATACCTAGAACAGAATCAGTTGGACTATCGTTATCGAATATTAGCTGACCTTCTTCGGAGATAAAAGTGAAAATCTTTTCTTCTTTGTATCTCTTTAGGGCACGAGCTAGTGCGCGTGTGTGTAAACCAATTACCGGATAGGATGACCACCGTATAATGTCAGGGGAAAAGCGCAGAGCCGCGCCAATACGCCCAACAGTACGGATAGCAGTTCCATCACCGTAGTTGATCTGGAATTCTGGTAGTTCACCAGCCTCAGAAACTTCGAAGTCTCCAGCGAGAGCATTCATAGTCCCTAGACTAACTTGCTGTCCTGGTTTGAACTCAATGCGTTGAAGCAGGTTTTCGCCAACTAGAACTGGTTCGACAGCTTCCCGGATTTGGTTATTGATAACTCGAGGTATCCAGGCAGGCATGTCGGTAGAAGTAACAGCATCAGCAAACTGTCTGTCAGAAGTAAGTCTAACCGCATCACCAATAGTAAATTCTTCACCATCAGGTAAAGTACCATTCGAACGCCAGCCAGACTCAAAGTCCTTGAACATTTGCTCAGGAGTTTTTTCTTCATCAGCAAATTTCTGGTAACGACTCTTTAAGTCATATTTTGTTTCGAATTCTGCACGTCTAATAGCCATAATATATTCCTCCTGGCAATTACATACGGATGAGGTTGACCACAACGGTTCCGAGAGAACCATCCTCTCCAGCGTAAGTTATAATTTGATCTATACCTTCAGTGGCAGAGCCACTCATTTTGTCTAGACCGTTAAAATCAAACTCACCATCGCCAAAAGATGTTGGGTATTTGTTTTCATCGAATAGAGTTTGGACGTACTGTAAGTAACCTTTAGGGTGTCTCATATCCATATCGATAATTTGTCCAATAACATCATAGAACGAATCTGTAGTTGGATCAGCTAGAACCCAGTTTGAGAAACGATCAATCTTTACGAAGTCGCCATAGGTTGGAACACCTGCAGCGCCATTGAAGACAGCTTGTCCATCAAACAGGACATCGGCAGTATCCATTACTACGGGAAGCTCAAAGACATAATCCATCAAAATCTGAAGATGGCCTTGAGCTTTGTAGTTGTGGAAACGACTTCTAGAAGGGAGTACACCACCAGGGCCCACACCGCGATTAGCAGCAGGCATATAATCATCGCTATAAGCTACATATACACTTTCGTGTAAGACACCAACCGGTTTACTAATAGTAATACTTTCATTTAGCAAAGCATCACAAACAGGATCGCCTGCCGTTACAGTATTACCTGCAGCATCTAAAATCCCATAATCTTCATCTGCTTGAGTGTAGAGTACTTGGCCTGCACCTAACCCATCAGCTAAATCAATAGCTAGACCAGCTGGGACTAGATAGCCATAACTATCTAGAGCGACAGGAGTCCCTTTACTAATGACGAAGTAGTCTTTATCGTGATCACTCCATCTTACAAGCGGAAGATATGGAGCAACAGTAGCGGTAATATTGGGCATATCGCCCGGGTACTTTGTAACACGAGGAGTGGCATGACCTTGTTCAGTCCACTTCCGGTGTCTTGCTCTGTATTGTGCCATTTAAATAGCCTCCATAAGTTTAATCGAAAAATGCGTCAGTTGGCAGAAAGCCATTATATTTTACATAATCTAGATACCGATAAGCTTCGGCTTCTTTCCCACTACGCTTTAAGTCCTGATATTTGCGATAAAAACCCGCGTATTCTTTTCTCCAATATGTGGCAGGTTTTTTGTCATTAATACTATTATCCATCTTTTCTGTATCTCTTGTCAAGGTAGGATCTTCTAACTCTTCAATATTGCTAAGATCTGCATCTTTAAAACCTAGAGATTTCTTTTCTTCTTCATTCTTCTCTTCTAAATCTACTTCTTCATTCTCTTCGTTAGTATTTTCTGACATTTTTGCTATTTGCTCGATAAGACTCTTAACACTATTTTTCTCATTTATCAACTGTGTTTTTAGGAGATCTATCTTAACAGAATATAACGACTTATCAAAATCTTCGTCTTTTATTCCTAGAGTATCTTTAAACCGATCAACAGTTTCGACGAAACTATAAACTAGTTCGTTGTCTTTTAGAGAAAGAACATTTTCTTCCGGGGTTTCTTTTAGTAGATCAACTAACTGTTTAATATTACCAACTAGTTCATCATTGTCTTTGGCGTCTTTCTTTAGCTTTGGCCAGTGCCTGTAAACGCAAGCACGGACACCGGAAGGGTTGGGGGCGTGGGAAGAGAGACGTAAAGCAGCTTGTGCACGCTTTAGAGTATTAACAGGATAAGTTCCTTTTGGAGCACCACCGGAAGGGCCGCAGAAAGGGCCTTCGGCTTTACTGTACTTTCCAGCATTAGACCCTCCCTTCTTATCTTTGTTTTTTGTTGAGCCAACTTTCTCTGCATCTGCTGCTACCTCTTCCTCGGTAACAACTAGTTCTTCATCTTCTCCAGGAAGGGCAGAAGCATAAAGATCTATCATATCGTTTATTTTAGACATTAAGACATCTTCGGTACTGTCTGTTTCTTCGGCTTCGTCTACAAACTTTTCTAGTTCTTTTTGTAGAGACTCAAGTAACATCTCTTTAGTTTCTGAATCTTCAAACCCTTCCAACAGAGATAACCCTGTCTCAACTTGTGTTCTAGTGTCGGCAGGAAAAGTGTCATATGGGCCCAGTTTAAGCGTAGCAGTAACTGCATCTGCGCCAAACTTATCTTCAACCTTCTCTTCGTTGTTCTTAAACTTCAATAGAAACTCTTCAACAGTAGTTCTAGACAAAGGCTCATGCCCGCTAAGATTTTCCTCAACCTCTTCTTCCTCGACTACCCCAACTTCTTCTTCGACCTCAACTTCTTCTGTTTCTTCTACAGTTTCAGTAGATTCAGTAGCTGGAACCGAGTCAGCGACCTCTTCTTCTATTTCTTCATCTGTTACTTCTTCATTATCTATAGTTACTTTTTGTTCTAGTTTCTCTTGCTCTTGTTTCTTTTTGTTTCTCATCTCTATTTCCTCTTTTTCCTGAGGTATTTCTACCATTGAATCTTTATAAACAGTAAAGACTTGAACTCCATCTGTACTGTTATCATCTATAGAACGAAGAATTGGATAAACGTCAGTTAAGCTATCAAGCATACGAAAGCCAGTAGCTTTAGCATGCTTGTCGCCGGGAATATTTACTACCGACACTTCTCTGTTTTCAAACCCTACAGGCACCAAAAAGAAAGGTACACCTTCTGGCGACACGTCGCCGAAACCATGTTCACAAGGTTCTTCGTCTTTATCGCTAAGTACACTTTTTCCACAAATGGAACACCTAACATCTTTCGGTACAAAGTAAGTAGAAGGAGTAAGGTATCTTTTATCTAAGAACTTCTCAATTGCACTCTCGTCATTAATTTCAGTAGTTAGTTTAACAAACCCTAGTCCTTTATAATTTTCGTCTTTGTCGTAAATATCTCTAATTATTTTACCAGCTATTTTTACTTTGTCTTCAATAGAAGTGTTTGGAAGAAGAATCGGAGTAAGGTGTGGATATTTAGATCTGAAGTAGTCAGATGTATCTACATAAACAGCACTCTTAATTCTTCCAATAGGATCTTCGGAATCGTTATGATGTTTTAGTACAGGCTTTGAAAAAGGAGAAAGCCAAGTTGGAACAGCAGCACTCATCTCCGTTGGTAGATAAGATGTCTTACGTTTTTGAAAGACGCCCGCATGAGTTGCCTCAAAGGTAACTTCTAAAACCGGTTTCTTTTTACCTTTTGTCTTTTTGACTGCGTCTGCAAAACCATCTCTAAGAACATCCAAAGAGACAGTGGGTTTCAAAGTTACCATATCAAGAAATTCTAGATCTTCTTTTATAATCTTCACTATCTATTTCTCCGTGTTTATTCTTTCATAAAAAGTTTTAGCTGCTGCCTCTATAACTGCTTGATATATTTCAGGCTTTTTAATTCCACTTCTATGTAATTCTTTCATTGTATCCTGAGCACTATCAAGAACTACTTTGTATGTCCTTGATATTTCTCTATTATTATAACTCATATTTATATCATTTAGCAAGACATCCTTGAAAACCGCTTCGTCAAGTAAATAACCGTCTTTTAAGGCATTCTTAAATTTATTAGGACCAGTTAGTTTGCCGTATTGGTTGGCTGGTCTAATAGTAGAATCATTTGAGGACGTACTCTTTTTAGCTGGGTTAGAAGACTTACTAGTTCTTGCAGTTTCTTTGTCTCTCTTTCTATCTGCCGAACTCTTCAGACCAGATTGTTCATCAATAGACTGTATAAGTACAATGTCTTTCTGAACTTTATTATAATATGTTTCGTTCCAGTCGTCGTCAGACATTGGATCCTCACCAAGAATCTTTCTTAGTTCTGGATGACTGATTGCATTCTGCATCCATTTCTGCATTGCATGTGTTTCTATTTTTATCTTGGACTCAATGTCTATTTCCGGGAACTGAAAGTACACCATTTTATCATCAGCCAGTACAGTTCCATCGGTATTTAAACTACTCTCTAAAAGCAGTTCTGTAATAACATAAAAGTTTATTTGTTCTGCAAGCAGCTTCTGGTAATCTTTTACATTATCGATCATTGCACGAGAAGCTGTTTCAGAAGTAGCTTTATTAGAAGTACCAAGTTCTCCTACGTCAATAGGCGAAATAGCAAGACCGGCAAAGACTCTTTGCTTAGCATGCTGTAAATAGCTTTCTATTCTTAATGCTTTGTTTTCAGCTCCAACTACTTTTATATTGTGTCGATGGTCAGAAACATAAACACCTTCTGGTGGCATTTCTTCTACTATTCTTTTCACTACATCTACTTCGTCTAGCCCGGTCTTGGGATCTTTTTTGGCGGGAGTGTCCATAGTTCCAACCGTATAGTGAAAGAGAGGGAAGAGATGTTTGTGGACTAACATACTTACATTTTCTTCCAACCTACGCAACAGTTTAATGTCATCTATAGCTGAAATAACTTGTGGAGTACCAATAGTGAGACCAGCACGTTTGTCATAAGTAAAGTGTACAACATTTTCTGCGGGAAATGTTTTCTCTTCTCCGTCAGGGAGAACTTGTTTGTAATATCTAACACCAGTATTCTTTCTCTTATTGAACTGTACAGTCTCAGCCGGTAGATAAAAATAGCCAGCTACGGGATCTAGGTCTTTTTCTCTACCTTTGATTGGTCGAGTCTTGGTACCAGGTACTCCTGGTTTACGAACTTTTACCCAGAAGGCATTTGAACACTGAATAAGATCTGAAGCAGTCCTCCAAAGAAGCAAATTGAACGGTTCTTTGGTTGAGAGTTCTATCTGCTTGATACGATATCTTATATAGTCTACCGCGTCAGTATCTTTACCAACTAAAGTCCAACCCTCTTTTAGCATAAGAGCTGTCTTAATACGAATCGCCCGTGCGAAGTAAGACTCACCTGTTGCAAGTCGACCGATTTCAGCAAGATCCCATTCCGGCTCAAGGAACTCAGTCCTACTCCCAGAATACTCGTAATCTCTTACTGGTGAAAAGATCTTAGGTATGTTGTCTAGACTGAGGTTATGTGTTGCCCCAACACTCTTTGGAGAGCGAGTAGAGAGCTGTGGTTTCATCCGTTCACTTAATAGCTTTTCAAACCGACGCCCACTATCTTGCTTCTTTTTCGCGGCAGACCTGAACTCTATTTCCAAACCAAATAGTTTCATTAGACTATTCCTAATTGTTTAGATGACTCAACAATTTTTTGCAAACTCTCTTTAAACTTCTTCTGTTCTGAGAGAGTAGTTGTCAGACAGTTTGATACAGAAATAAAGGTTCCGGTCTTTAAATCTGTTTTATCGTTTACTGTAATTGAACCGGCCGGCGTTGTTTGCCCTTCATCGCCACCCCCTCCTAGTTGTGCTACTGGTATATAATTTCCAGTTAATGGATCAAAATCAGATGGAGCCATTTGATACCCTAACAGCACTCCAGTCGTTTTGTCATATACTTTGTTTAGTGTAGCATCAGAGCTACTAGACAATCCCTCAGCAATTTTCTTTACCGTATCTGAATTAGAACCAGCACCTTCACCTTCTTCATCCTCTGGTTCGCAAATTATTTTACCTGTTGTTAAAATATTCAAGATTGCAACAACCAAAGAAACAAGAAGCGCTATCTTTTTAAGACGATCTAGAGCAAGTAATTTCATATCTGTACTATTAAGTTGTAGATTTAACCACCCCAACAATTTTTCTTTTAGGTCATTTATTACTTTATTGATAGAGTCTCGTGCAAGAATAATATAACCTGCAACATAGTATAAAGACTTATGTATCATTTGACCAGTTAGTAATAGCCAACCTTCGGC